ACCTATGTTTCATTGCTTTTTTATCTTATTTTTATTTAGTCTAAATAAATATAATATTGTATTTTTGAAGAAATTAAAGTAATGCAATTATTCTGGTATCACAGCCCTGTTCGGTTCTATAAGACTATCCAAGAGCTATTGGATATGACTAATCCGCAGAATACGCAATATTTTGGGGAGAGAAATCCATATCCGTTGGAATTAGGCGTAAAACATCGGTTTGTCTTGCCTATGTACGGCAACACCATAACAGCAGGAGAACACAAGGTTTTTTTGGTCAGTGGGATAAACAGAACAGAATTAGATAGTTCAGTTTTTGAAAAGGAAGGCTACCTGAAATATGTAACCTTCAAGTCTGATAAGCCCTTAACTGGCAGGCTGGAAATAGTGAATGTTACCACTGGAAAAACAGAATATTACTCTAATTGTGTTTGGTTCTTGGACTCTACCGATGCACAAGGGCGAAAGTTTATAAGAGTAGCGACAAAACACTCTTACAACAGAAATTTGTTTGAATTTGATGAAGAGGGAGCGTGGATTGTGACCAATCTGCCGGCATACTGCCTTGGCGATATACGAGTGGAGGCAGAGATTTCCAACAACAGAATAGGCGGCAATTCTACACTGAAAATCAAAGACAGTTACATCGATGAAGTGGTAAGTTATGAGTTTATAAGTGGGGGCGATGGCAACATCCTGAATTTCATTCAGGTTCACACTACCAACAACCAATTTTTCATCGACGGCACACAAAGAACGGCACTTGAAAAGATAGACCGCTCGGACTTTGCAATGAGTGGGAAAATGTCCTTTACCAATGTCAAAGATGCCAGTGGACTGAATGTTCTGCTAAATGAGTATGAAATATTTTCTAAATAAAACACGATGAGAAACGAGATAGTACAAGTAGATATTGAGAAAGTAAGGCGAGAAACAGCCACAGGAGGAAATACTTGTCAAAGGATTGCTTCTATTCTTACCCAGTTAAATGATAGCAAACTTGAAAACAACGAGGTCACAGAAAAACTGAACGAAAAAGCAGACCTTACGGATTTGAATTTAAAGGCTGATTTAACAGCAGGAAACCTTTCGCCAGAAAATATACAAGCTTGGAACACCAAGTTAAAAACTATTCCTGATGCGCCAAGTGATAATAAGCAGTATGCTCGTAAGAATGGAGCGTGGGAGGAAGTAGTAGCCACAGGCGGTGGCGGTGGTAATGTAGCAAGCAGCAATGTGGCAAGTAGTCACCTTACTTCAACAAATGGCGCTGGGCTTACTCTTGGAGCGAATTGGTTCATCGATACGGCAGGCTACTACTACTCTATCAAGGGACTTTCTGATAAATCAGCTGACAATAGTTTTGATAGGTTTCTTGTCCAAGATGCTGATGGTAAAGTAGAGAATTTCCTACTAAACAAGTTATTCAGCAAGGCTTACGACTTGGAAAACAAAGTGAATGATAAGGCTTTCAATGGCTATCTTATGTATAATCCTACAACGAAACAGATAGGGTTTTCAGACACAGCGAAAATTTCTACTACATTCAATGTTCCTGCGACCATCAATGTGAATGTAAAGAATGTTTTGTCTAATATCAACGCCACAGCGCCAGCAGGACAGCAGATTTCCCAAGATTTGAAAAATACCATAGAGAAAATAAAACAACTGGAAGATATAGGATTTACCACTGTCCCTGCTTCTGAAATGGTTATAAGAACACTGGATAGAAGTAGGTTTCCTCAAGCATTGATAACCAAAAATTATCAACTTCCTACACCTTTCACTTTAAGCGATGGAATGATTGTGGGAATTAAAAGTACCGCTTATTACCCTGCTGAATTTAGAAATAATGCCTATATGGCAGCGCATGAGGGAGAAGGGTTTTATTCTGTGGGAATAAACAAAGAATTGCCCACGGATAGAAACTGGGTTTTTAAATTCAGAACTTACAATAGTCCTAATGTTTTTAGACCTAATAGCGCGATAGGTTCTATTCACTTTTCTAACACATTAGAAGAATCACCAAAAGTTGATTTAGCTAATGATTTAGTAATGGATTTTAGATGGTCGGTAGAAAATGTGATTGTTAATAGTAGGGTGCCATCACACATTCAAATTAACGAAACAGATGGATTTTCTGATGTTTACTTGATAAAAGAAGGTAGTCTAATAACAATCTTTACTATAATGAAGAATACAGGAAGAATGAATATGGTAACATGTTCAGCTCAAAACACGGACAAATACATTCATTTTGTTACCCTATTCACAAGTGCAATTATTCCTGATTTTGTGATAAAAGACATAAGTTATAACATTCAATAAAACAATACAATATGAACGAAAATTTAATGATACCGAAACAGGTGCAGGGTATTTTAGATGAAGTAGAAAACACTCCGCTTTATCTTGCAGAGTTACCAATGGAAGCACATCCGAAACTCCCACAATTTAACCGATTTATCCGAGTGATTAACTTGGATGCGAAAAGTGAAAACGAGTTTGTAATGTTCGGTTACAGACAGATTTTAAAAGACAAAGAAACTGGCGAGGAGATAAACATCCAACTGCCTACACCTGAATGGGTGGTTTACAAGGAAACTTGGAGTTATCTGCGAGGAACAAAGAATGAACTTATCAATGTTCCTGTGAAAGATGAAGAGGGCAAAGCAACGACAGAAATGCAGCCTATAAAGGTCAGCAGTTACAAGTATATGCTTTGGCTGATGAAAAACAACAGAGCTACGCTGTTGCAGTTAATCCAAGGGTATTTGGCTGATTTTGTAAGGACTAAAAGTGAAGAATTAGATAAGTTATGAAAAACATAGGCAGGTTTATAGGCGGGCTTTTCTTGTTTCTTTTGGCGTGGTTGCTTTTTCTTCCTTTGTCGCTACTGAACTTCTTGGCTGTGGCTATCAAATTCAAGGATTTAGGCTACTTTAAGAGTTCAGCAGTCAATCTGGACAGGTTCGGAAATTTTGAGTTTAGAACGCTTTTCAATTTGGTTTTAAAGAAAAAAGGGGGCTATGAGTTCGGAAACTTTGAGGAAACGATAAGTTCAGCGCTTGGGAAGAACCAACGAAACGGCACACTGACAAGGACAGGAAGAATTTTAGCGTGTATTTTAGATACGATAGAAAAAGAGCATTGTAGAAAGAGTATTAAAGAATTTAAATGATGATGAATATTAGAGAGTTTATATTGAACAATTTGGTGTTGCTGTATAAAGGCGGAGTTTTTGCGAAAATAAACGCTTCGTTCAAGTTGTGCATGTTTCCAGCGGTGGCAGTTTCGGCATTTGAGTATTTTTCAGGGCTTTACACCACGGACTTATCGTTCCTCTATGGCGTGTTGCTCGTGCTAATGATAGACCATGTTCTTGGGACTTACCTGCATTACTTTGTAGATAAGGATTTCACTTTTAAGGCTAATCTTTTAGGGTTGTTAAAGAAACTAACAGTTATCCTATCAGGGTATTCTATGCTTTTGATTATGCACGATGCACTGGATGAAGTGGAGTTCTTGGATGTTTACTTTAAAGTAATGGTAAAATTGATGGTATTGCTTTATCCTCTTGGCTCTGCTTTGGTTAATATGTCCAAAGTGACAAATGGGGCATTTCCTCCGAGTGGGCTTTTAAAGAAGATAAAGAATTTCGAGAAGACTGGCGATTTGGATAGTTTAAAACAAAAAACAGAAAGTGATGAAAACGATGAGAACTTTAAGGAATAGCATTCCCTTATTGGGGTTTGCTATGTTTTTGTTGCTGTTGGGATGTGGAGCGAGGAAAGTAAGAAAACATAAAGAGAAAGATGATCATAAAACTGAAATGAAAGAATTGGTAAAGAAAGACTCTGTTTCGGAAACTCAAACAGAGGAAACGGCTAATATTAAAACACTTACAAAATCTTTGGACTTTGCGATAAAACCGATAGGCAGCGAGCCAGTGCAGTTTAGATTTTTATATAATGGAAACATTGTAGAGGGCAGCGCTAACGGAGAGATTTATTTTAAGGATAAAAAGCAGGAGAAAGACTCTATCATTAAGATCATAGAGAAAGTAAGAGTAGAAGTAGAAAAGCAGGAGCAGAAGCAGACAAAAGAACAGCATAAGCTGACCAGGGAAGAAAAACAATCCGAGAGAGCCGAAAATTGGATAGTATATTTAATTCTGATTATTGTGGGAATGTTCCTTTGGGAAAGGCTGGATAAGTTAATTGATAAATTTAAATGATATGGCGGATATAAGAAATTTAAGACCTTTCATTTTAAAATGGGAGGGTGGACTTTCAAGGGACCCAAAAGATACCGCAAGTAAGGTAAAATGTCCTACGCCTTACAAAGGAAAGACAGGATACCACACGAACAAAGGCATAACTTATGCAGTATGGCGTTCGGTGTTTGGTTCTGATAAGGATATGCGGTTTTTGGAGATGAACGATGCGGATTGGGATATAGTAATAAAAAGGCTGTTTTGGGACAGATGGAAAGCAGATGAAATAAAAAACCAAGCAATAGCCAATACTTTGGTAGATTGGGTTTGGGGAAGCGGTGTTCACGGCATCAAGATTCCTCAACGAATGCTTAATGTTACAGCCGATGGTGTGGTAGGTGCAAAGACCATAGAAGCGCTGAATAACGCACCGAAAGACTTTCTGCAAAGGCTCTACAAGGAAAGGGAGGATTTCCTACATAGAATCATAAAAAACAATCCAACACAAAAGGTGTTTCTCAAAGGCTGGATGAACAGAATGAATGATTTGAAGAAGTGGAATGAGAGGTTTTTGGGGTAGAAATTTTGTATCTTTGCAAATCTTATGGCAAAGAAAAAAAATAGCGATAATACAAATAAGAACTTTTGGGATTTATTAAATTCAAAAGTCAATATTGTTGTGTCATCTACTATTATAATAACCGCTATATTTGGTTCAGGAGCATATTCCTCTAGTTTGT